AGCTACATTAGCAAGTGATAGTAGATTTGGTATACTCTCTAAAACAGGTGCAGATGCTAAAAAAATGTTTACAGACAAAGTTGTTCCAATATCAGTCAACTATCCTTTCTTTTTTAAACCGATACAAGACGGTATGGACCGTCCTAAGTCTGAACTTGCTTATAGGGTTCCTGCAAGTAAGTTTACGCGTAAAAAGATTATTGCAAACGAACAGCAGGAAAACTTGGTTGGACTTGATACTACTATTGACTGGAAAAATACAGGTGATAACAGTTATGACGGAGAAAAGCTTGCTCTGTTAGTACACGATGAAAGCGGTAAGTGGGAAAGACCCGATAATATATTAAATAACTGGCGAGTTACCAAAACATGTTTACGATTAGGTAGTAGGATTATAGGTAAATGTATGATGGGCTCAACATCAAACTCATTAGACAAAGGTGGAGAAAACTTCAAAAAATTATACAACGCATCAGACGTTACTAAGCGAAACAGAAATGGACAGACAGCGTCTGGTTTATATTCTCTTTTTATCCCAATGGAGTGGAACTACGAAGGATTTATTGATGAACACGGAAGCCCAGTCTTCAATACTCCGAGTGATGAAGTCTTTGACCCCCATGGAGAGTTAATAGATGTAGGTGTAATAGATAATTGGCAAAACGAAGCTGACGGTTTAAAAGGCGATCAAGATGCTTTAAATGAATTTTACAGGCAGTTTCCAAGAACTACAGAGCATGCGTTTAGAGATGAAACAAAAAATAGTATATTTAACTTAGTTAAAATATACGAACAAATAGATTACAACGAAGAAATGTCTAGAACACTAGGCATTACTAAAGGTAATTTTCAGTGGGTTAACGGAGTAAAAGATAGTAAAGTTATATTTTATCCAGATCCACAAGGTAGATTTAAAGTAAGCTGGGTACCGCCTAGTAATTTACAAAATAAAATAATAATAAAAAATGGCTCGAAATATCCTGGCAACGATCATATGGGTGCTTTTGGTTGTGATAGCTACGACATTAGTGGCACGGTAGATGGCAAAGGCTCAAAAGGTGCTTTACACGGATTAACTAAGTTTAGTATGGAAGACGCGCCAGCTAATACTTTTTTTTTAGAGTATTTAGCAAGACCACAAACTGCAGAGATATTTTTTGAAGATGTGTTAATGGCATTAGTATTTTATGGCATGCCTTTGCTTGCAGAGAATAACAAACCAAGATTATTATATTATTTAAGACGTAGAGGCTACAGAGGTTACAGTATGAATAGACCAGATAAAATATGGAATAAATTATCTACAGCTGAAAAAGAAATAGGTGGTATACCAAACTCAAGCGAAGATATTAAGCAAGCACACGCTGCAGCAATTGAGATGTATATACAGGAACATGTAGGTATGAGTCAAGACGGTTCTTTTGGTAATTGTTATTTTAATGAATTACTAAATGACTGGGCTAAATTTGATATAAATAAAAGAACAAAGCATGATGCTTCTATAAGCTCTGGTCTTGCAATAATGGCTAACAATAGACATTTGTATAGGCCAAATGCCCCAGTTCAAAAACCAAAACTAAATATAAGTATTGCTAAATATTCAAATCAAGGCAATATATCTAAATTAATTAAAAAATAAATATGGCAGAGTCTGTTATAAATAAATATTTTCCTAGTCAAGCAGTAAGTGATATAGAAAAAATGAGCTATGATTATGGTTTAAAAGTAGCTAAAGCTATTGAGTCTGAGTGGTTTTATACTGATAAAGGTTCTTATAGATACAATAGTAATAGAAACGAGTATCATAAACTAAGATTATACGCAAGAGGTGAACAGTCAATACAAAAATATAAGGACGAGTTATCTATTAACGGTGATTTGTCCTATCTTAATTTAGACTGGAAACCAGTGCCTATTATACCTAAGTTTGTAGATATAGTAGTAAACGGTATTGCAGAAAGAACGTATGATATAAAAGCTTATTCACAAGATCCTTACGGTGTAGCAAAAAGAACTGAGTACATGGAAACTATAATTGGTGACATGGACACGCAAGAGCTAAATAGTTTTACAGAACAAGCTTTTGGCATATCAATGAAAGAAAGTGATTTAGAAGTTTTACCAGCTACTCAAGAAGAGTTGCAGTTACATATGCAGCTTAATTATAAACAAGCTGTTGAAATAGCAGAAGAACAAGCTTTGTCTGTTTTATTTGAAGGCAACGATTATGAATTAATTAAAAAACGTTTTTACTACGATTTAACTGTTTTAGGTATTGGCGCTGTAAAAACTAGTTTTAACACATCTGAAGGTGTTGTTATTGATTATGTTGATCCAGCTGATATGGTTTACTCATATACTGAGTCGCCATATTTTGATGATATATATTATGTTGGTGAAATAAAAAACATACCAATTAATGAATTAGCAAAACAGTTTCCTCATTTAGATGAGTTTGAACTTGAAGATATAGTAAAAAATAAAAGTAATTATCACACTGCTCCTGGTAGTAGTTACGACGCAAGAGAACAAGATAATAATAAAGTTCAAGTTTTATATTTTAATTATAAAACTTATATGAATCAAGTTTATAAAGTAAAAGAAACTGGCACAGGTGCAGATAAAGTTTTACCAAAAGATGATACTTTTAATCCACCAGAAGATGCTAGTAATTTTAGCAAACTACAAAGAAGTATAGAAACTTTATACGATGGTGCTTTAATACTTGGTACAAATAAGTTGTTAAGATGGGAAATGGCTAGAAATATGCTAAGACCTAAAAGTGATTTTACTAAAGTAAAAATGAATTATTCTATAGTTGCACCTCGTATGTATAAAGGTAAAATAGAATCACTAGTTAGTCGTATAACTGGTTTTGCTGATATGATACAGCTAACACATTTAAAATTACAACAAGTATTATCACGTATGGTACCTGATGGTGTTTATTTAGATGCTGATGGTTTAGCTGAAATAGATTTAGGCAATGGAACAAACTATAATCCACAAGAAGCTTTAAACATGTTCTTCCAAACAGGTTCGGTAATTGGTAGATCATTTACAAGTGAAGGCGATCAAAATCCTGGTAAAGTGCCTATACAAGAAATAACAAGTGGTAGCGGTGGTAACAAGATGCAAGCTTTAATTGGTAATTATAATTACTATTTACAAATGATTAGAGATGTAACAGGTTTAAACGAAGCTAGAGATGGTAGTTCGCCAGATCCAAAAGCTTTAGTAGGCGTACAAAAACTAGCGGCAGCAAATAGTAATACAGCTACAAGACATATATTGCAAGCAGGTTTATTTTTAACATCTGAAGTTGCAGAGTGTTTATCGCTTAGAATATCTGATATAATAGAGTACTCACCAACAAAAGATGCTTTCATACAACAAATAGGAGCTCACAACGTAGCTACGCTAGAAGAAATGAAAAACTTACACTTGTATGACTTTGGTATATTTATTGAGTTATCACCAGATGAAGAAGAAAAAGCTTTGCTTGAGCAAAATATACAAATGGCTTTACAACAACAATTAATAGAACTTACAGACGCTATTGATTTACGAGAAATAAAAAATATTAAGCTTGCTAATCAATTGTTAAAAATACGTAGACAACAAAAAATGTCTAGAGATCAAGCAATGCAACAGCAAAACATACAAGCTCAAGCACAAGCTAATGCTCAAGCTCAACAAGTAGCAGCTCAAGCTGAAATGCAAAAAAATCAAGCTAACTCGCAAATGCAAGCTCAGCTACAACAAGTAGCTGCTCAACTAGACGCGCAGAAACAAGCAATGGAAGTTGAGTATAAAAAAGAACTAATGACTTTAGAGTTTCAAATGAACATGCAGTTAAAAAATTTAGAAGTTCAAGGTCAAAAAAATAGAGAAAAAGAAAAAGAAGATCGTAAAGACGAAAGAACTAGAATACAAGCTTCGCAACAAAGTGAACTTATAGATCAAAGAAAAAAGGAAAAACCACCTAAAAACTTTGAGTCTGCAAGTAATGATAACTTAGGAGGCTTTGATCTAGGTGCTTTTGATCCTAGATAAAATTTATTAATTATTATTATATTATATTATGGAAGAAAACAATGAAAATGTAGTTGAAGAAACTACACAAGAAAATGTCACAGTTGTTAATGTAGACAATCAAACGTCAGAACAAGATGATGGCGTTATAAAAGTAGATTTAAGTAAACCACCAAAAACAAAAGAAGATGCCGTTCCAGAGCAAAGCACAGATGAGGTTCCTGTACGCGACGAATCCGAAACTAGCGAAAAAGTACTCGAAGAAAACGTCGAAACAACAGATGAAAAACCTACCGGAGAAAAAGTCTCCGACACAGTTCAAGATGAAACACCCGTTATTGAGGAAATAACAGAGGAAGAAGTTCAAGAGCAAACAGAAGAATTAACTGAACAAGTTGAAGAAGCTGTTGCTGAAGCTCAACAAACTGGTCAAGCATTGCCAGAAAATTTACAAAAAGTTGTAGATTTTATGGAAGAAACTGGTGGTAGTCTAGAAGATTATGTAAGATTAAATCAAGATTATTCTAGCTACGATGATATGACAATATTAAGAGAGTATTATAAACAGACAAAAAAACATTTGACTGATGATGAAATAACTTTTTTAATTGAAGATTCATTTTCTTATAATGAAGACGAAGACGAGCAGAGAGAAATAAGAAAAAAACAAATAGCGTTAAAAGAGCAAGTTGCCAACGCTAAAAGCCACCTAGACGGGCAAAAGTCTAAATACTATAAAGAAGTTAAAGCTGGAAGTAGGTTAACACCTGAACAACAGAAAGCTTGGGACTTTTTTAATAGGTATAACAAAGAGTCGGAAGAAACTCAAAGAATAGCAAAAAAACAAACTGATAATTTTTTAAATAAAACTAATCAAGTTTTTAACGATAAGTTCAAAGGTTTTGAATATAACATCGGCGATAAAAAATATAGGTTTAATGTGAAAAATGCTGAAGAGGTTAAGACAACACAAAGCGACATTAATAATTTTGTCAAAAAGTTTTTGAATAAAAATAACGAAATGTCAGATGCAAAAGGTTATCACAAATCTTTATTTACAGCTATGAACGCTGATGCTATTGCTAATCACTTTTACGAACAAGGTAAAGCTGATGGTGTAAAAGAAAGTATTGCTAAGGCTAAAAATGTTAATATGGATCCAAGGCAAGTATTTTCAAACGACAACACAAGTGGTCCTAAAGTAAGGGTGCTTAACGATGATACTTCTCCAACTTTTAAGTTTAAAATTAAAAATAAATAACTAATTTAAAATTAAAAAATTATGGCAATTAATGCAGGACCTAACTTGAATAGCGTTCCAGCTCCAAGAAAACAAACGTTAGCAAATAACTACTTGGACTTTACTGGAACTGCAAACTCATGGGGTCAACAATATTTACCAGATCTAATGGAGAAAGAAGCTGAAGTTTTCGGACCGAGAACTATTTCAGGTTTCTTATCACAAGTTGGAGCTGAAGAGGCAATGCAATCTGATCAGGTTGTATGGTCTGAGCAAGGTAGATTACATCTATCATACAAAGCAAATGTGAGCACTGCTTCTGGTGGTACTCAAGTAAACAGTGCAAACGTTTCTGTCATTACAATTAGTAAAGATATTGACGGTAACTCTTTACATGCTAATGGACACGGTGTTAGAGTTAACGATACTATTATAGTTGCTGATGCAACTAATGGTGTTGTTAAATGTTTAGTAACTAAAGTTCCTTCTACAACTACAATTGAAGTTTCACCTTACGATGCAGGAGCTGCTCAATTATCTGCTACATCATCTGAGGCAACTACTATACTAGTTTATGGTTCTGAGTTTGGTAAAGCTATGGCATATACTGCTGGCGCTGGTACAACTGCAGAGCTACAGTCAAGAGGTGCTAATGAGCCAAGATTCCAAACTTTTACTAACAAGCCAATAATCATGAAAGATTACTACGAAGTTTCAGGATCTGATACTTCAAGAATTGGTTGGGTTGAAGTTTCAACTGAAGGTGGTCAAGGTGGTTACTTATGGTACTTAAAAGCTGAGGCTGATACTAGAGCTAGATTTAATGACTACATTGAAATGGCAATGCTAGAAGGTGAGCTTAACGATAGTTCTTCTGTTCTTGACGGAGCTACTAGCGTTATATTAGGTTCTTCTGCTGGTGATGGTACTGTAGGTACTGAAGGTTTATTCGCTGCTATTGAGTCAAGAGGTAACATTACTACTGGTGTAACTGGTATTAATCCTTCTACTGATTTAGCTGAGTTTGATGCAATACTTGCTGAGTTTGACAAGCAAGGTGCTATCGAAGAGTACATGATGTTTATTAACAGAACAACTAGCTTAGCTATGGACGATATGTTAGCTTCAATGAACTCTTACGGTGCTGGTGGTACTTCTTACGGAGTATTCAACAACTCTGAAGATATGGCGTTAAATTTAGGTTTCACTGGTTTCAGAAGAGGTTCTTATGACTTCTATAAGTCTGACTTCAGATACTTAAATGACTTAGCTACAAGAGGTGGTATTAATGCTGCTGCTGGTGCTAACGCAATTAGAGGTGTCATGATACCTGCTGGTACTTCTTCAGTTTATGACCAAACTGTTGGACAAAGCATGAAGAGACCTTTCTTACATGTAAGATATAGAGCTTCACAAACTGATGACCGAAGAATGAAGACTTGGGTTACTGGTTCTGTTGGTGCTGCTACATCTGC